AATCAGGGAATTTGCAACCCAGCCGAACATACGGGAAACGCAAATGAAATAATTCTTTACGTCTGTGTCAGCCGGGAAACAGGCCGTTTCGTCGCCCCAAAGGACATAACCGCCGATGAAGTTCAGCGCGGTAATAATGCCGTTGCTGTTCAGGTAGTTAGCTTGCTGGAGGTCCAGCAGAACAACCGTACCGTCGGCAAGAACCGCGCTGTCCATCTGCAAAAGCTTGTTCGACGGGCTTTCCGCCGGGCAACCGCCGTTGTCCGAATCGGTCAACCCCATTCGGCCCGCCGCCTGTACGGAAGCATGAAAAACCCGCTCCCCAAGCTTGAAGAGCGGCCAGCAAATAAGCTGATATTTAGAATTGATGTTCTTTGCCTTTTTCCACGCGGGCGCGTCGGCGTAATGCCGAACGTCGTTCGTGTCAATGTCGCAAAGGGCTTTCCCCTCGAAAACGCCGTTGATAGACTGTACTTTTGCCGACATGATCGCGGCAACCTCCGAATCGTGGGACCAGCCGGGGGCAAGCACCAAATCGGCGACGATTCCGTATTTCGGAAAAACGGAATCCAGCAGTTCAAGCCCGGAATTCGTCTTTGTGTTCGGGTCAAAACCGCCGATGATCTCTTTCTTTGTCACGGCGGCGGTGTCCACCGCATTGAAAGAAATTGTCAGTTCTCCCGCGTTTGCCGGGATTGCTCCGCCCTCCAGCACTTCGACAATCAGGTTTTCCCCGTCGTAAAGGGTGTCGTAATCGGTCCCGGCGGTGTAGTTGCCCGGCTGTCCCTCCGCCGCGCCGTTGTTCTTCACCGTTACGCTTGCCTGAATCGCTTCCAGCGGAAGATAAACCTTGCCGTCTGCGACGGGATAGTTCTTTTCCTCCACGGGCTTCTTGTGCTTTGCCGGGTCAAGCACGTTCACCAGCACCACGGGGGCAACGCCGTAAAGCTGGAATTGCGAATAGATCATTTCGCAAAGCGGGTATTTCTCCCAATCGTCGGAGAACCCGAACGCGGATACGGCTTCCTGATAGGTGTAGCACATGACGGGTTCGTTTACCGGCCCGCCGACGGTATGTACCGGGGCCGCACCTACGACAAACGCAATCCCGGAATCCGCTTCAACGGGGGTCGAAACCGACGTGTCAACCTGTCGCGTCGATACGCCGTGATAATAGTTCGCCACCGCTTATCCCTCCTTGTTCTTCTTCATTTTCATTGCCGAAACAATGTCGGTGTAATACTTGTGCGCGATATTGCCGGGGGTCTTGACCTTGACGGAAAACGCCGCCAGCCGGTTCGTCGGAACAATCAGCCGCGGAATCTGCGGGTAATCCTCGATTACGTCCGCAAGGTAGTTCAGCACGTCCGCAAGGGTCCCGCGGAACACGGCGTTTTCTTTCAGCCGCCCGCGGGGAATGGACGGCCCGCAATATACGAACGTGTCGTATCCCTCCGCGCCCTCTGTGGGCCGTTCTGCGGGCTTTTCTCCGCCGGGGGTATCGTTACCCCCGCCGCCGGTTCCGTCGCTTCCTGCGCCCTCTGTGGCTTCCTCTGCGGGCTGTTCTCCGCCGCCGTCGCCGGTCCCGCTCCCGCCGGTGTCCTCTTCGCCCTCTGTGGGCCGTTCTGCGGGCTTCTCGCCGTGGCTGGTATCTCCGCCCCCCTCACCGTCCGCGGCGCTCTCTGCGCCCTCCGCGGCTCCCTCTGTGGGCGTTCCGGCGGCTTCCTGCGCGTTGTGTGCGTTCAGCGCGTCAATGATCTGCGTTTTCGTCATGCCGTCGTCGGCGGCGATACCGTTTGCGGCGGCAATCTCCAGCAACTCTTCCTTTTTCATGCTGGGCTTGAATTCTACCATCTTTGTTCAACCTCACTTTCAACTGTCGGTGTTCTGTTTTCCAGATACGGCCCCGGAATCCCGCATTCTGTGTTGATCGTCGGCAACGTCCATTCCGACATGATTTCCCCCAAATAGTACGGGGCCGTATTATCCGGGTAGATAATCATTTCAAGGGGCATTTTCAGCAAATAGCGGTCCTGAATGCTCCCGTCGCGTAGAAATGCCAGCCGAATCCGGGTAAGCAGATTCAAAAGGCACAAGGACCCCTCCGCTTTGTCCTCCGAATAGGTCGCGGCGACAATGCGAATCTTGCAACTGCTTTCCGGGTACTCTCCCGGCTCCTGTTCGTCCTTGCTGGTCAAAAACTGCAAAAGGACGTAGGGAATCCGCTCAACTTCCGCTTTTTTCGTCGGAATCGCCATTTTATGAACCTCCGCCGGGCGTTCGTTGTTCTTCCCGCTCTTTCGGTCCACCCGGACGGGCAAAAGCAAATCCCTTGTTTCGTTCTCGATGTAGGCTTTCAGCGCGTCCAAAAGTTCCAAAGGTGTCATTGTTTACCCTCCGTAGCCGTTCAGAATGCGGGTTATTTCGTGTTCAATGCGCTTGTTTACGGTTTCCTGTGCCTTTTCCGAAACCTGTTCCAGCACTTCCTCATTCCCCGCCATTTGCGCGGTTGACTGTGCCATGAATTCAGTTACCGGGAAAGAACGCCCCGTTTCGCGCTCAAACATTCCTGTGTGACCGCTTTTCATCCGGGCAATAAAGGCGTGTGCGAACGGCGTTTGACCGTTCCCCCGCATGACCGCCGCTTTCACTTCCGCCCGCTGAATCGGCAACGTGGGCGTTACATTGAAGCGGTACAGCGGCAATTTATAGCCCGCGAACGTCACGGTTCCCACAACGCCGCCGTCCGCTTTCTGGACCTGTGCGCGGATATTCCCCCCGGCCCGGACGCGCTGTGCGGAAATGGCATACGTCCCCGTAATCTGCCGGACCGTTTCGGCCTTGACTGTACTGTTTGCCCGGCGGATAACACTTGAAAACGCCTTTTGCGCTCCGCCCGGTATGCCGGAAAGAATCAGGTTCACCCGCTCGATCTGATCGTTTGTAATCTGAATCATTCGGTCAACATCTCCAAATAAAGCACGATTTCCCCGGCTTCCGGGTGAACCTTTGTGATTTCGTACAGGTCGTCGCCGATCTCCACGGTCAACCCCTTTTTCGGGGTCTGCCCCAGCAATGACAGCGGAACATACATGACTAAATCGACAAGAACCAAACCGTCAACGTGATCTGTCGCCGGTTTGGTCCTGTCCTGTGCGCCGCCATCGTCGATGATGACCGGCCCTTTATATCGGGTTCCGTCAATCCAGAATTCCAGTTCTTCCGCGTGTTCCGCGCTATTGTGAAAGACGGTTTGCAAGTCCCGGTCAAGCTGTGCTTTGAAGTTCAGCATTACAGCACGTGGGCGACAAACCAACTGTTGACCTCATGGGGGACGGGAAGAGGTTTGCTGTTGATCTGCAAAAAGCGGCGGTCCGGGCGGCGCTCCACCCACGTCTGCGGGACAGCGTTCCCCTCGACGGTGACAAATCCTTTCCCCTCTTCGGGAATCATGGTGATCGCGCCATAGTAAAGGGAATACTCCGCTTCCGTAGACAGCAACGCCAGCGCGCCGTCCGGCACAAGGGGCTTTTCCTCCGGGGCGGCGGGATTTGTCCAATCGTCAAGATACCATTCGTTGTACTGGTAAATATCCAGCCCCAGCTTGTTGATTGTCCCGATATAGGTAAGGCCATTCGGAAGCTTGCGGGGCTTGATGGCCGCAAGATCATACGCCCGAATGTCCAGAACGTCCTTGACCTTTGCGTTCCGAACAAAGGCTTTCGCAACGTCCGCCGCCATGACGCAAATATTGCAGTTCACGAACCCGTTTTTTTGAACCTGTTCGTGCCACCGCTCCAAATCCGCCAGCGGGTCCGCGGTGTCTGCGGACCATTTCAGCCCGTCGGTTACGATCTTCTCTTCGTTCGTAAACTCAAAGTCGATCTCTTCGTTCAGGCCCTCGCCGATAATGGGGATTTTCCCGGTGAAAATCGCGGTCGCCGCCATCCACTCTTCCCGGCGAACGATCATTTCTTTCAGCTCCCGCAAATCCTCCGCCAGCTTTTCGACGGCCCGATCAGCGGGTTTCTTGCCGCTGTACGGATTTTCGCCCGCGGACCGCTCCAGCAGGTCGTCCACGGTCGTAATCTTGTTCGGGGCAATCAGAACAGGGGTATAGCTTTTTGTCTGATAGCCCTTGTTCGGAACGGTCCTGCCGCCAACCTTCGGGTGGACGAACGGGGCAAGGGCGCGCCCGCCCTTTTTGAAGTCCACTTCGATACTCTTCGTTGCGAACGTCTTGCGGTTCCGAAAGAACGTATCAAGCAAGAACGTCCGAACCGGCGGCAACCGGCGAACCAGCTTCCCCAACGTGCGCGGGGTGTAAATATCGGTTTCAATAGCCATCTTCTTTTCCTCCCTTTTACTTCAAAAAGATTCCCAGCTTGCGGAAAGCAGGTTTCAGGGCTTCCGCCGTCACGCCGTCCGGCAAGGTCAGCCCGTCGGCGAAAAATTCGCCGGTCAGCATACAGACAACGCCGCCGTCGGCGGAATCGTCCGCGGCGATTCCGTACAGGTCAGCCAGCCCCGCGGCGGTCGCTTCGCTGATTCCGTCGGCTGTCTTGATGACCGGGGCGTATTGCCGGACGGTCGCGCCCGCCGCAACCTCCCCCACGTCCTTTACAATGGGGAAGTCGCCCGCGAAAACATTTTTGCGGGTCAATTCGTCTTTCTTGATCTCATACATAGTCGCTTCCTCCTTTACTTCGTTTCAGGGAAAAGCCGGTCAATCGCCGCGTCGATCTCGCTTTTCCCGTCGCCGCCTGCCGCGCCCTCGATCTTGCCGCCGGTTCCCACGTCGCCCGCGCCGCTGTCCTGCGCGTCGCCGTTCCGGTCCTTGATGTAATCCGCGGCCTGCTTTTTCTGCGCCGCGACAATCTGCGTCGCAACGTCCCCGGCGGAAACGGGCTTTTCAAACTTCGCGGCGTTCACGATGTTTTCAAAGCCCGCCAGCGCCACGCCCTCGATGTCCTGAATCCGCTTGCGCTCCGCGGCGGTCGCCGCGTCCTCGATCTGCTTTACCAAATCGGGGAACGCCGCCCGCAATCCCTCCGGGGTCTTAATATCTTTGATTCCGTCCATGACTTCTTCGCTCCTTTTCTGCTCTGTTGGATTTTTGGTATTTGAAAAACCGCCGGACGCGCTGGCCGTCAGGCGGTTTAACAACGAAACGGATAAATTCGGGAATCGGTCAAGGTCCATTGAAACGCTGTTCACAACAACCTTTCCCATATTTTCAACGGTTGTCTTTGCGTCCTCGAACATAAGCCGGTCGCAAAATCCCGCGTCAACGGCCTGTTTCCCGTCGTACCATGTTTCCGCCGCCATGATCGCGGCGATTTCTTCCGGGTCCTTTTTGGTTTTCAGGGCATAGCCGTTCACAATGGCCTGTTTAATCACTTTCAGTTCTTCCGCGGCCTTTGTGAATTCCTCCGCGCTGAAATAGCCCATTGCGCCCATTTTGGGGTCATGGACCATAAACACGCCGTTCCCCGGAATCTCGATCACGTCCCCCGCCATTGCAACGATTGTCGCGGCGGAAGCGGCCCAGCCGTCGATCTTGACCGTGATTGTCGCGGCGTTGTCTTTCAGCCGGGTATAAATGGCATTTGCGGCGAACACGTC